TTAGTTAAAATCAACTGGTTTTTGATTATGTTCCTTGTCAAAATAGTAAGCAATTGCATCCATAATCCGATCAGCTGCTTTTCCATCCCCATATGGATTTTTCGCATTTGCCATTTCAGTATAAGCTTTTTCATCTTCAAGTAACCGTATCATTTCAGCACGAACCTTCTCTACTTCGGTTCCTACAAGTTTTAAAGTTCCAGCTGCTACCCCTTCAGGACGCTCAGTTGTATCACGTAAAACTAATACTGGCTTACCTAGAGAAGGAGCTTCTTCTTGAACTCCACCCGAATCAGTCATAATAAAGTAGCTTTTTTTAGCTAAATTATGAAAATCAACTACATCTAGGGGTTTAATCAAGTGAATTCGCGGATCGTCACTTAATACCTCTTTAGCTACCTTTTGTACACGTGGAGACAGATGAACCGGATAGATAATTTCAACGTCTTTATGACTATCAACTACCTGTTTCATAACTTTAAAGACGCGTCGCATCGGTTCTCCTTGATTCTCTCTGCGGTGCATGGTAACTAAAATAATCTTACTATCTGGGTTAATTTCATCCAGAACATCGTGATGATAATCTTCTTTAACCGTCTGTTCCAAAGCATCAATGGCAGTATTCCCAGTCACATAAATATTATCAGCGGGATGGTTTTCTTTAATTAAGTTTTGTTTGCTTAATTTAGTTGGTGCAAAATATAAATCAGTTAAATCATCAGTCATTTGCCGATTCATCTCTTCTGGAAACGGAGAATACTTATTCCAGGTTCTAAGGCCAGCCTCCACATGGCCTAACTTTGTTTGTTCATAAAAAGTTGCTAAGCCAGCCGCAAAGCTAGTTGTTGTATCCCCATGAACCAAAACAATGTCTGGTTGCTCGTTTTTTATTACTTTAGCCATATCAAGCATTACTTTTGAAGTAATATCTTCTAATGTTTGATTTTTATGCATGATATTAAAATCATAGTCAGGTTTAATTTTAAAAATATCTAAAACCTGATCCAACATTTCACGATGTTGAGCACTTACGACTGTTATCTCTTCAAAACGATCATCTTTTTTTAGCTTCAACACTAACGGTGCCATTTTAATAGCTTCTGGTCTAGTACCAAAAACTGTCATCACTTTTAATTTATTCATAATTTATCCTTACCTTATATTTTGTATCTTCTACTATACCCCAATTAAATTTTCTTTGGTACTATTTGTCAAACTACTTTATACTTATATACTATAAGAAAAGTGAGCAATTTATGTTTAGTTTTTTATCTTTAGCTGCAATTTTAATTACCATTATAGTCTTTTGCTTAGTTTTCCTCTTTGGAAACTCTTACCCACAAAAAACTAAGCATGTTTTAATTGGAATTATTGCAATATTACTAATTATTTTTCTCTGGATTGTTTTAGAGATTTTTATTAACCCATTAAAATATGTTTAAGATGAATAAAAAGCATTTCTTCTCATTAATTGAAGAAATGCTTTTTTCATGTATGACCCCGGTGAACATAAACCCTGCTGTTATATCAATAACCATAGCCTTTTTGTACATCATTTGTGCATCATTTTTACTCAATCATCTAAAAATATGATTTACCATTTAAATTCTCTACCAACTGGTTCTCCCCAATCAATTTCTTTAGATTGACCGGGATGTTCTTTTTCCCACTTTTCCCAGTATGCTTCATAATCAAAACCTTCAAAGTGTTGGGCTAATTTGCTTTCTCTTTTCATATTACTCCCCCTTCTTTAATTTTGCTGCTACATTACAGTTTACGCACTTCTGTGTACCAATCTTTAATTAATCATCTAAAGAACAGTTTACTATCATTATTATACATCTAATTTTGGTATAATTATTTCTGGCAACTATTACCTCCCATTGAAAGGAGGTGAGTGTCTTGAAAGACTTCCTTACTTCGGTTGTCGCCCCTATCCTTGTAGGTATAGTGCTTGCGCTATTCGATCACTGGTTAGATGATCGGCATAACAACCATAAACGTTAATAGTTGCCTTTCTACCCTCAACGCTTAGAAGGTTGCACTAAGCGATAAAAAAAGCATTACCTTTTGTGAGTATCAGGTAATGCTTTTTGAGTGCTTGAAATATTTAACTTCCTTACTTCGTTGCAAGTAAATTATAACATGTTTGAAACTTGTTTCAAAATATATTAGCGAACTATTTCGACATAAACGATTAATTTATTCAAAATAAGAAAATAAAATAACAAAAAGCCACTCCAGAGAATTAACTCCAGAGTGGCTTTTCCCATGTATTCAATTACTTGAAAATTCCCCATGCTTCATTACCGGCACGACATACTAAGTATCCGTATCCATTTGATCGAGGTTGTCTAATCCATACATAGCCACCGTGACGACTATATCCGTCATACTTAACTTCTGTACCTGCTGGAAGTTGAGCAATGATCCTAGATGAAGTTCTAGCTCCATATCTAAGATTAATTGCTCCTCCAGTCACGAACGTACCCTTTTCAGAGTACCAAACATCGCCTAAATCATCGACCCACTTCTTAACTTCTGGACGTGGCTTAGTTTCAGTAATAACTGGTTTAGCAGTTACCTTAATATCAACATTAGGCTTAGCAAGTTTCAACCAACCTTCTTTTGTAGTATTAACCACATTTCTGTCCATGTCGCCACCCGTAAATTGCCAGATGGTATAAGTTGGCCAAGGCGCAACACTAAAGCTTGCAGTTGGTAAAGTCCAACTGTTCCAATTCATAGTAGCGTACCAAGCTACCCATAGACCACAATCTTTCGCACAATTTCCAACTTCAGAAAGTGAAGCTTGACCAGTATAGATAAGCGGCCAAACACCAGATAATTCGTGGTACTTATCAACAAACCCTCTACACCAATTTGAGTCTTTACCGAATTTAGGATTTTGATAATCTTCCCAATCTAAGGCGGGAACTGCTTCGCCAATGTAATTTTTGGTATTTTTATAGAAATAATTAGCTTCAACAGCAGGATCGCCACCACCAGCATAGTGATATGCCCCAAGCATTTTTCCAGCTTTCTTAGCAGCCTGATAATCGGTATCACAGTATGGGTTTACATAGTAAGTTCCTTGAGTAGCCTTTACCATAGTGATATCAGTACCGCTTTGAGTTGCAAAACTTCGTGGACTACCACTATATACATCAACCATTTTTAGCATATTATTTTTTCTCCTTGTTTTTAAAGCCGTCTACTACAGTGTTTGGGGCTTCATTTTCATCAACTTGGACAGTTGGAGTTAATGGTGAGTTCTCATAAGCTGCTTGAACAAGTGACTGTGCCGCTTTGTTAGAAACTTGGATTCCTTGCTGGTTAGCCAAATTTTTAACAGTTTGAGTAGCTTCGGAGAACTTCTCTTGACCGTTTAAATTTTGATTTCCCACCAAAGAGGTAACAGCAGTGTCAGCAAAGCCCTTAAGTAATTGCCAAGTTGCTCTTGATTGCTCAGTTGAAGCATGTGCTGCTTTGCTATCAAGCCAAGGTTTAACATATCTCCAGGCAAAAATAAAAAGCGCTGTTAGCGCTCCTGAGGAAATTAACCAATTGACAATATCGTTAATCATCTTCATTTTTTTCTTCCTTTAACTTTCTTTTTAACTCTTCATTTTCTTTCTTTAGCTCATCATATTTTGATGGCTTGCTGCTCTGGTGGGTCGTTAAATAAGCTACGATGATTGAACCGACCGCACTTATCAGCGCCACTAGAACGGAATCATGCACAGTCATCAACCCCTTTTAATCAAAATTTCTCCCAACATTATCAAAAGAGCAAAAGAGGCTAGTAACGACTCTGTTCCAAAAGTACCATTATTAACATCTTGGAAAATAAAAGCACCGAAAAACATTAACCAAACAAATGATAAAATTCCAGTCATTAGCGGTTTATAGAATAAGTAATGTATATCCCATAATGCGAACACCAAAGCTAATGTTCCAGCAATGCCTAGGGCAAAAATAAATGGTGGGTCGTCTAAAAAATCTAACACACTTCCTGGAGGCATAAAGATTCCTGTACTGTGTTTGACGATAAAGAAAATGGCTAATCCGTACGTTTCTAACGCAAGGATTAACCATGCAAAATTTTTCTTTAAGTTATGCCACATACTAAACCACACCCTATCTTACATATGCTGAAGTAGTTCTTTCAGGTAATTCTACTTCTACAGGGGCATCTTCTGGTTCAGTTACAGCGCTATAATCTAAACCCGTAATTCTCTTATAGCCATCTGCATCAAATGTTCCTTGTTGAACGAATCCTGCAATTGTACTATCTGTAAAGTATCCATTATCTAATGAAGATTTACATAAGCTTTCAAGGTTTGAATAGATAGAACTGAAATCAAAATCAAACATTATTCAGCACCTTCTTCTTTCTTAGATTCATCAGCTTCATTTGGCTTGTCTGGTGTGTTTACTAACTTAGAAAGTTGTTGAACCATTGGCACAAGTTGAGCAAGAACTGCTGTAGTTTGTGCTTGTCCCTTTTGTACGCCACTCAAAGCTTGAGCAACTTTGTCATTATTTTGAGCATCTTTGATCTTAGCTGCTTCGTAGTTTTCCATTTTCTTTTGCATAGCTGCATTACTTGCTTGCAACTTAGCAATTAAAGCTGGTTGAGATTTATCACTATTTTCAATCCAACTATGCGAGTCATCGTCCCAAATAGCATCTACTAACTCTTCACTAGGTTTTTCTGCATGCCAACGAAACGGTAAATCCACTGGACTTAATTCGCCTGGAAAAGGAATTGCTAAGTGATGTAATTCAATATTAGGACTAGTGGGATCTGAATAATAATAAAAATTAATTTTCCCGTTACTTACAACTTCGTTCAATAATTTTGAAAAATTTTCTGCTTCCATAATTTTTTCTCCAATAAAAAAGCCTTAGATAAACTAAGGTCTAAACTAATTAAACTTCTTGGTTAAGATATTTATGCCATTTACCCCAATTAGTAGGACTAGATGACTTTCTACCATACATGTTATCTCCTTCATAGAGCGTCTGATAAACCGTATTAGCATCAAATACTGTCACCTGTAGATAAATCCAGTGAGTATTATTAGTTGGATATGGTCCATTTTGAATATAACAATTTGCAAAACGATAAATACCAGTACTCCTCAAGTCATTAATATTGACGGTTGTGTTGTTAAATTCACCTTGCGGAGAGTTATAGTCAACACGCCGTTTCAAATTCATTAATTCTGTTCTTAAAGTACTTAAATTAATATTCAACGCATTGATTGCTTCTGCAAATGGATGCAAGGCCATTTGATCTACTAACCAAGGCTGTTTTACAGGCCAAGTTTGATGTGGACCTTCCTTAACATTGGCAACGTCAAAACTGTTAATTACCGTGACCGAAGGATTGGCATTATTGATATCAGGTCGATTTAGAACATTGTTCCAATCTGTTGTTCCTGTATAATGCCCATTTGACCAAATAGCTGCTACTTCTGCACCATCTGCTCGTCTGAAAGAAACGTGATTAGAATTATCGTCCCCAAGTTGAATAGCTAAGTCTAGATTATCGTTGCCGTTTTCATCAGCAAATATACTAATCTTATCGGTAGCTCCTTGCCAGTACAAACCGCCAATATTACTCGATCTATCATTAATATCTCCACCATTCCAATTAATAAACGCTCCTTTATTCATATTTCCACCAGATAAAGGCAGACGAGCATTTACATCACTTGTATTTGCTTTTCCAGATAATTTACTTTCAATTTCATTTCTGGTATAGGTATTAGCCTTATCAGCTTTTGAAGTAGATAAGTTATTATAGTCATCATCATTAATAACTCTTCTCCATTGCTTAAAGCCACTATTATTCCAAGTTCTAATGTAAAGTTGATTATGATTTGTTGCATAGAAAGCTTGCGATCCATTCCAGTTATCGCTATTGACAACCATATTAAACCAGCTATCCATGCCATCAGGAACATTAGCTATATTAGACGCACCGGAACAGTGATAAAGACCGGGAGCTTTAATATTATTTAGATCGGTATTAGCTGCAATATTATAAGATTGAGTATTTTTTAAAAGCCATGAAACTTTGCTTGCAGTCCAGTCGCTGTCATAAATATTAATCTTAAAAGTGCCATCGGCTTCTTGGGTAACAAACTTAGTATCTTGGAAAGTATCACCATTTTGGTTTAATGATTGTTTAACAAATTTTAACTTTTTTAAATGTTCATTAGTTATTACTGATCGCCAGCCAGTCCAAATATCACCATTTTTAGTGTTTAACCAGTACGTACCATCCTGATCTACAACTGTAACAGAACCCCAACCGGGATCAAACAATTTAATAGCAAAGAACCATTGCTTATTATTCATTGGTGGTAAGTTTTTGACCCCACCACCATTACCACTCCAGTAGACAATTTTGTTACCAGAATTTACTAGTAAATCAGCGTTATTTGGCCCTGCTTCAATCTGCAGTTTTGCATTGATAGCATCAGCTAATTGACCAATTACTATTTGATCTACTGGCCAACGTGAAAAGTTACCATTGCCATCAAAACCAGCATTTTCATCATAAGTTGGTCTTTTGTTTGGTACATCATAGGCAATAAGTGTCTTTGCCTTAAGTTTAGGCAACGTTACTTCGCCATTATTATCTGCTCTATGACCATTTACCGACTTAACTTGACCAGCAATTTTGTTGTTAACTTCATCTTTGGTGTAAGTAGTAGCTTTATCTGCTCTTTTACTTAACTCACCATCTACATAGCTCTTATCAGCCTTAGGATCGACTTTACTGTTTACTTCATCTTTGGTGTAAGTAGTAGCTTTATCTGCTTTTTTACTTAATTCACCATCTACATAGTTCTTATCAGCCTTAGGCGAAATTTTATTATTAACTTCGTCCCTGGTATATGTATTAGATTTATCTGCCTTAGTACCTAGTTGCTGATCTACAGTAGTTTTATCGGCTTTAGTAGCTAGTTCTCTACTAATTTCGGCATCTTTTTTATTCAGCTCTGAAACTTTAGTATCAATTTCAGTCTTATTATAGGTATCTTTCTTACGGTACACATCATCAGGACTAACTTCTACGGTTACCTTATCTGTTCTACCAATCACCAAATACATTAAAAAATCAAACTTGAAAAGTGTTTGTTCTCCAAAGTCTGGAATATATTCTGGAGTTTTTGCAGTAGCAATACCATACAAAATCTCATTTTTTCCAGGTTCTTTTGCATAGATACCAACAGTGTGAACATTATATCCAGTCTTTAAGTTCTGATTATCAAAAGTCATTCTGATACCGAGAACCGTATCTGGATTGTCAGTAGTATTTACCACATCGCTCAAGATTACTGATTGCTGAATGCTTGGCAACTTAGTTAAATTTTGAAGTTCTTCAACAGTTTTTTCTGATAAATTATCAGTCGATGAAACACCTCGCGTCAAAGAGAATGTTGTCGTACCCTTGTTAGCTCTGCGGGCTAAGTCGATACCTTCATTGGTTAAAATTGTCTTATTATATTCTGACATCTCATCACCTCACTAATTAAATACTTGGCTGGGACTTGCTTTTGCTATGCTAGCTGCTTTTACTACGTTACCAATGCCCAAGTTCAAATTATCAGAAACCTTTGCGGTGTTTAGCAAAATCTTCACTTGATACAAGAGATTAGCTGGCAAGTAAACATTCAATAGATACTTCAAGTAATTTATTTGGTTGCTTGTCATTTCGGCTGATTTAGCAGTTGCTACAACAGCTCTTGCACCGTAATTAACATCAATTTTCACTGGAAGATTGATGTTGTTTAGAATATCTCTAAAAAATCGTATTGTTATCGGTCTTGGTGGTAATACATACATCAAGACCTTATTTCTACGCATTTCCAAAGTATCGTTTTCATCTGGAACTATGCCTAGTTGACTTTCAAAGAGTGAAATCCCCTTAGCATCAGCAGTTGAAACAAATTCATTAAGCAGAGTACGCAAATGACTATCTTCTAAATCTTTTAACGTTAAGCTTTCAGATTTAAGAAGTTCCTCCATTTCGTATACGCCTTGATAATAATCTGGCATGTAATTAAGGAGTTCATACTTATTGCTATTGTTCATTGATGGTCACCGTCCCAACTACTGGCAATTGTGACTTCACATTGTTGAAAATAAGATCAATATCCGCATCTTTGCCGTTAAGTGAAGGAAGCTTAGCATTGACCACACCTTCCGTCAGCATAACTTGAGACAGGATCTTAGAACGATATATGGTTTCTTGATAACCCCTACCAAGCTTTTGATTGATATCTGCCCAGTCCTCTCTCAAAGATTGGAAGTATCCCTCAACCGCCTTGGTAATGCTATCTTTCACATACCGTGTTACTTTTGTATCATCAAGCTTTACTGAAATATCAACATTTACAATTAATTTTTCAGGAGCAGTTACAGTCACAGCATGGTCAATTGGAGCTAATCCATAGCCCTCTGCTTGTTTGTCTTCTGGATCAAGTGCATTCTTGACTTTTTGAACTAAACTTGCACTAGCAGGCATTAAATCATTATTCAGGATAACTACTTTAACAGTTCCACCGCCATTCCAAGTTGGATAAATTTGTGCAGCTCCAACTTCATCAATCTTGCTAGTCATGTCTAAGTAATCTGCTACATTGCCACCGTAAGCAATCCAACTTTGAGAGCTTAGCAATCTTGCTCTCAAGTGATCGTCACTTTCTACATCCCTTGCAGGGGCAGTAATTTCTGTGATCTCAGCCCATGAAAACAAATCATTAGGAGTAACCGGTAAAATTTGTCCGATATAACTATTAGCGCTAGAGCCCTTAACTTCTGCTGTTAGTTCAACGGTTAAATCATCATTGATTTTTGTCACGACATAAAAAATAGGCGAGTCGCCAATGCTAGCAAACTTATCGCCTATTTGAACATTATCTAATGGTTCTTTCTTATCGTTTAAAACTTTTGCTTTAGCTTCTGTTTGAGTAGCAGGATATCGACTTGTTCCATGTTCAATTGCTCGATAATCTAAGAACTCTCCAGAAGCTGTTTTGATGTAAGTTTCTTTAATTACGTTAGCCATATCTAAGGATTGCTGACCCATAACTAACGCAGCAGGTGCTAAAGCATCATAGATAATTGATCCTTCACGCTTATCGACATTATCAGGTACAGCATCAAGCATTTTTCTTAGAAAATAATCGTAATCTTTACTCTGAAATTCAGCAATTAATTCATTTGGACTCACTTAATGCTTACCTCACTTTCTATAGGTATAGTTCCATAACTTGTCTCACATTCTCCAGTAAGAGTTAATGTGTTAGGACTGGTTTCATCAATGCTAATTATTTCAACCTTGATAACTCGTTCATCAGCTAGCAATGCCTCTTTAACCATTCTCTCTGCTTCAACTCTGGCATAGCCCATATCTTTACCAAGTAAATCGTTTAGGTCATTGCCATATTGATCGGTATAAATTGGAAAAACAAAGCGTTCTGTTTTTAGTATCTTATCAACTGCTTGAACCATAGCACCTAAACCATCAAACTTGTTTCTTATTCTTCCATTTGCAATCTGAAAGGTTAGTGTTGGATTTTGATTTTCTTCATTATCCAAATCTAACCACCTTCTCTCTCAAATAGATAAAATTGCTGACCACCATCAGCCCGAATCATTGTTACTTTATCCCCTACTTTTAAAGAATTATCAAAAGTAAAAGTAGCAGGCTTAGTTGTTTTTTCACTCTTAGGCTTTTCTCCATCTTTGCCCTTCTTTTCTTCAGTAGTTGTTAAACTACCGCTCATTGAAAAACTACCAATGTGTTTTCCTAAAACAATGAAATTATCGTCAATAATCATTGAGTTAGAAATCTGAACTCTTAGTGGTGAAGTACTGATGACACGACCATAGACAACATCGGAATACTCGGAGTCACTACCGCCCCGTTCGGTCAACATTTTTATAAGCTGTTCTCCTGCCATTTCGTACCTACCTTCATTTCTAGACTACAAGTATAATCAGTGCCAAAGTTATGAGTTGCCTTCAAAATAGGACAATTCGTCCAAGTTTTGCCAAAGTCTTTAATCTTAACGTTAGCACCAGCGCCAGCAATTAAAGAAGTATCACCAATACAATCTAAAGTTAACTTACGTTCTGAAACATTACGTTTTTTAAGTTCATCATTAGCTTGTTGAACCATTTGTGCCCAATTAGCCTTATTTTTAGCATTTACCACTTTAACAATCTGACCCCAAGTTTTAATCGTGTTACCCCTAGCAGAGGCAATCGTGAAACTTGTGGTAGCTGGATCATCTCCAGTATCAGAAGTAGCCGTTGCAGTTTTTGTCTGAGAATTATCAGTATTCTTCTGAACTACTTGAACCACGTTAGCAGCATTATCAATACTTTCTGAGTAAGTGTAATCGGTCATTGTGTTTTGAGTATCAATAACCAATAGAGTTCTAGTCGGTATTGGCGCTCTTCTAAGTTCAATAATCATATGATTAGCAACTATACAGTACATTTGACCAGTAGCCGCATACGTCTTATCAATTGCACTCTTAATCATGTCAAAGCCAGTCTTACCATCACAAACTTCTGCAGGCACTCTGTAAGTTGGTTGCTCTCTGATGCTGAAAGGCACACCAAAACGACGGCAAACATTACTATATCTATCCCCAAGAGTTCCAGATTGAAAGACAACTGAACCTTCACTTTTTAGGTATCGTTCAAAGTCATACGCTTTAACGCTAACTGTAGTATCGGAAGTATATTCTGCACTGAAAACAAAGCCCCAAAAGATATCTTTGTTATCCCACGCAAAGTCTACAATTGCCCCCATAGCAGGCATGATTGGATCTTTATCAGTAACGATATCAAAAGTTAATTCTCCAGCAGAATAATTTAAGTCAGTTACCCACTTAAAGTTTTTGACCATATCCTTAATCTCAACACCAATTCTTGCACCGCCGTTATCGTGTTTTAAGATCTGCAATTTCGTTATCATGCTAATCTCACTTCACTTTGTCTAACCCAGCCTCTAGGTCCTCCATTAACTAAAGCAACGTGAATTGGGAATGGATGGCCAGGTGCTAAATAAGTAATTCGTCTTCTTACGTTATTCTCATATACACCCGGGGCACTTCCATAGCTATCTAGGCGTAGCCGACCATTCACAATCACAATTGAACCAATGCCCAACTTCTTAGGAGGAGCTGGTCTTGGTTTAGGTTTGGGAGGAGCTGGAACATTAACTTTATGATACTTAACTTCTCTATACTGCTTTAAGCCCAAAGTATAAGCATATTCATCTGCAAATCCATTCTTAAAGCCATATTCGAAGCTAGAAATTGTCATAGTTACACTAATCTGAGTAGAACTGACGACTAATTGAACATGATGTTTATTAGCTTGAATATTCTTAAGCCAATTAATGTATTCATCAGGTTTTAACAGCTTATCTGAACTAATCCAAGAACTATGTTTCTTAGGAAAGACGCTGTCAATCGTAAGAGATACCAATTTCATATTTCCTACTCGGTTAATCTCTCCCAAATTCACAATAGTTTCTGACTTATCGTCGGTTTCATACTTCAAAGTTAATTCTGACGGGTTTACAGGCAATTCAACTGTCCGATTAGTTGAATAATCAGTGATATAAACACCAAAGCCGTTTACCGGCATATTAACCACCTCCTAAGGCTTTATTACGATTTTCAATAATTCTTTTATCTAATTCTTCCAAGAGTTTATCTACATCATCAGCAGGATCACCTGTTGAATTGATTACAATAGCCCCTTTATCAATTTGAACTTGAGTACTATTGTCTGTTTGGCTATTACTGTTGTTATTAGTCAATACTGAACTTGGAGCAATTGTGCCAGATGTTACTGTATCGCTACCAACTGAACTAGAAGAAACTGCACCTTGACCAAAAATGCCAATATTAGCTCTTGATCCATCAAGACCAGTAATTGCACCAGCTACATCACTAATTGCACCTAAAGCTCTATTAAATCCATCAGCAAGTAAATCACCAGGATTAATTCCACTTAGTCCAATTGGGTCTAATGTTGGTGCCATACCACTAGCAGCATCATAAACCCCTTGCGCCATATTAGCTGAAGCATCAGCAACATCGCCTGCATCTTGGTTTAGTCCAATGATAAATCCTTGATCTACCCAACGTCCGTACTGTCTAAATAGACGAGAAGGAGAACCAATTTTCAAAAAGCCTTTAGCCGCACTAACAGCCTTTCCTACAACATTAGAAACAGCACTAACTGCTGCACCAATCATAGATTTAATACCATTAATCAATCCTTGAATTAATTGCTTACCAACTGAAACAAGTGCATTACCAAAACTTTTAGCAGCATTTACAGCATTAGAAATTCCGCTACGCACAGCACTGACTACATTTCTCATAGCACTAGTAATAGCTTGAACCATCATAGTACCAGCCATAATGAAGAATGAAACCATAATCATTACGGCTGCACCGACAGCAATTAAACCAGCAGCTACCGCCATTGCAGCAGCTGCAACTATCATTAATCCAGCACCAAGCATAATTGCAGCTACAGCTAATAGCATTAAACCAATTGCGGCAATCATTGCCATTGGTCCAACTAACATTAAGGCTACTGCTAATAACATCAAGCCGACTGCTGATACCATAGCTGTAACCATAATTAGCATTAGGGCAACTGACATCATCAATAGCCCAACAGC